TATCAAGCTAAGTTCGAGTACCAGTGCTCTTTGTTAGTAAAAGACAGTTTCAATGTCGAAAGAGAGATGCCTGATAATAAACTAGCATTAAGAGGTTGGATATAAAATGCCTTTACCCGAAAAGACCTTAACTGCGGTAGATGACTACAATCCCAATGATTGGAAGAATGCTCCTACCCTTGGTGACTTAAAACAGGAACTGGATGACGCTGATTCAGCACATTCTTTACAATCATCCAGGATTGATGATTGGTTAGATAACTTACATGTCACTGGAAATGCTGTTCCCAGGAAAGTAGAGGGACATTCCCAGTTTCAACCAAAGCTAATCCGTAAACAGAACGAATGGCGGTACGCTGCGCTATCAGAACCATTTCATTCGACTAAAGATATTTTTAAAGTGAAGCCCAGAACCTTTGAAGACGCTGAAGGAGCTAGGCAGAATTCCCTGTTATTGAACTATCAGTTCACTAGTAAAATTAACAAGTGCCAATTCATTGATGAGTACATTCGTGCGGCTGTAGATGAAGGCACAGCTATCGTTAAGGTTGCTTGGGAATTCGAGGAAGAGGAATACGAGGAAGTAATTCCTATTTATGATTATCAGGTCAATGAAGAGATGGCGCAGTTACATCAGGAACTGGCACAACTCAAGCAAGCTAATCCGCGAGAGTATAATGAGACAGTACCTGAGCAGCTTCAGGCAGCACATGAGAGAAGTATGCAGGAACAATTGCCTCTGGAAGCTATACAGGTAGGCGAAGAAGTTAAGATGTCGATGCGAACAGTTAAAAATCAGCCTTCTCTGGAAGTCTGTGATTATCGAAACATAATTATTGACCCTTCTTGTGGTTCTGACCTGGATAGAGCCAGTTTTGTAATACACCGCTTTGAAACATCAATGTCTAATCTGGAACGAGCAGGGATTTACGCTAATCTGGATAAAGTGAATGTAGAGGGTAGTAGTCCATTAAATGAACCGGACCTTGGGGATTCTACCAATGATGCAAACTTTAATTTTAAAGATAAGCCTAGAAAACGTCTGGTAGCCCATGAATATTGGGGCTATTGGGATATTGATGGTTCCGGCGCAGTTAAACCTATTATTGCTGTCTGGATAGGCTCAACTCTGATACGTATGGAAGAATCACCGTGTCCTGATAAAAAACTGCCATTTATTATCGTTCCTACCCTACCTGTTAAAAATAGTGTCTATGGTGAGCCAGACGGGGAATTGTTGCTGGATAATCAGAAGATTATTGGCGCAGTTACCAGAGGCATGATTGATATTATGGGTAAGTCTGCAAATGGGCAGATGGGTATGATGAAAGGCTCACTGGATGCTGTTAATCGGCGTAAATTCCAGAAAGGGCTGGATTATGAGTATAACAATGGTTCTGACCCCAGAATTGCATTCCATATGCATACTTATCCTGAAATTCCTAATTCAGCACAGTACATACTACAAATGCAGAATCTGGAAGCAGAATCATTAAGTGGCATAAAAGCCTTTAGCCAGGGAATTTCTGGTGCAGCGTTGGGAGATGTTGCGACTGCAGTGACAGGTGCATTAGATGCTGCTGCTAAACGTGAAATGGGGATGTTACGCAGGATAGCCTCTGGAATAGAGCGTATTGGCATCAAGATGATGCAATACAACGCTGAATTACTTGATGATGAAGAAGTAATACGTATTACTAATGACAGTCATGTTGCCATTAGTCGTGATGCTCTTAGTGGTACTTTTGATATGATCATTGATATCAGCAGTGCCGAGGAGGATAACGTAAAGGCTCAAGAACTGGCTTTTATGTTACAAACAATTGGTAATAACATAGACCCCGGTATGACTAACTTGATTCTTCGTGATATAGCACGGTTACGGAAGATGCCTGAATTGGCAGAGAAGATTGAAAACTTCCAACCAGAGCCGGACCCTATACAGGAAAAGCTTAAAGAATTAGCTGTTGTTAAGGCTGAAGCTGAAATTGCTGAGATTCAGTCTAAGATTGCTGAGAATAATGCTGAAGCACGTAAGAAGAATGCTGAAGCAGATGCTTCAGACCTGGATTTTGTAGAACAAGAGTCTGGTGTAACCCAGGAACGGCAAAAAGAGCTGAGTAAGGCCCAAGCTCAAGGCAATATAGAGCTGGAAACCCATAAAGCGAAGATAAACCAAGCAACTGAATTAGCTAAATATGTGAGAGAAGCGTAATTAAACAAGAAACTTATGTTTTCTTTTATTACTTTACTTCTTGTAAATGCCAATTAACTTAATTAGCAATGAATGGTATGGAGAGTATATGTTAAATGAAGTGGAAGAAATTGAACTGGATATCACTGAAGCTGAAGAATATGCAGCGCAAGGTAAAGCGTTGTTACGGCTATACGAGAATAAGGATTTCAAGGCATTGATTGTTGAGGGCTATTTTAAAGAGCATGCTTGTCATCTTATTGAGTTGAAGGCATCTCCTGCGATGCGTTCAGCTGACTCACAGGCAGATATCATTAAATCGATAGATAGTATTGGTAATCTGCAACAATTTTTTAATGCTATAGACCAACGTGGTTTACACGCAGAAATGGCTATTAGTGCCGGGAATGAAGCACTTGATGAAATGAGCGGGAGTCCACACTAATGGTAGATAAAGCATTACAAATGTCTGATGAAGATTTCTTGGCTAGTGGTATGTCAATGGAAGATGACCCTATTGAAGAAGTAGCAGAAGATGTCCCGGCTCCCAAAGAATCTCAGGTACAGGATGAAATTCCCGACAAGGAACCTGAAGAAGAAGTAGTAGAGGAAGATGAACTTGCAGAAGATGCAGGATCGTTGGAAGAAGAGGTAGTTGAACAGGAGCAAGATGATGAGCCTGAAGAAGAATTACTGACCTCTGACCCTCATGAAGATTCTGTAGAGGCTTCTTCTGAACAAATAAAAGATACAGAGGTGACTACAGAAGATGTTGAAGAAACACCTACTGATTTCAAATCTTTTCATGACACTGTAACAGCCCCCTTTAAAGCTAATGGCAAGACAATGCAGATTAACTCTGCAGCAGATGCTATTCAGCTAATGCAAATGGGAGCTAACTACAATAGAAAAATGAGTGCTCTTAAGCCGCAATTGAAAGTACTGCGTATGCTTGAGAATCACGATTTACTTGATGAAAATAAACTTAGTTTTTTAATTGATCTTAATAAACAAGACCCTGCAGCAATCAATCAATTACTTAAAGATAGTAATATTGACCCTGCAGAGATTGACCTTGAAGAAGATCAACAATACCAACGTTCCAATTACGGTGTAGCAGAATCCGAAATGGACCTGGATAGTGTAGTTTCAGAGCTTAAAGGCTCCGAACACTGGTCTCCGGTTCTAGATGTTGTTACCAAGCAATGGGATGATGAAAGCAAACAAATCGTCGCTGATAAACCTCAACTCCTAAAAGTTATTCACAACCATATGGTCACTGGTGTGTACGACATAGTGAGTACTGAGCTAGAAAGGGAACGAATGTTTGGACGTTTAAACGGCATGTCTGATTTAGAAGCCTATGAAATGATCGGTAATGCATTAAATGATAGTGGTGCGTTTTCTCATCTGGACGGTCATCCAGAGAAAAAAACTACCAAACTCGATTTAAAAATTACTGACAACAAGGTAAAAGATGAGGCTAGACGGGAGAAGCGTAGGGCTAATAGCCCAACCAAGCGTACTGCAAAGAGTAAGGATAATACCGATTCTTTTAACCCACTCGCATTGAGTGACGAAGAATTCTCTAAGCAGTTTGATCCTCGTTTCAGTTAAGAAGGAAGAACGAAAATGGCTAGAGATTATAATGATCCAGTCGGAGGTACTGATTCCCAGATAGGGAGCCAGATACGTACCGACAAGTACGATAAACAGGCGCTTATTGAAGCACGGCGCGAACAGGTCTTCCTGCCAATGGCAGATGTTAAATCCATGCCTAAAAACATGGGTAAGAAGATTAAGCAGTATATGTATAAACCTCTGCTCGATGATGCAAACGTCAACGACCAGGGTCTTGATGCATCAGGTGCTGTTATAGCAGATGGTAACTTGTATGGCTCAAGCAAAGATGTTGGAACAATTGCCGGGAAACTCCCCACTCTCACAGAGAACGGTGGACGAGTTAACCGAGTTGGTTTCACTCGTGTAGAAATTGAAGGTTCCATTGAAAAATTTGGTTTCTTTGATGAGTACACGCAAGAGTCAGTAGATTTTGATACTGATGCTGAATTGCAGATGCATATACGTCGAGAAATGCTTAACGGCGCTACTCAGATGACTGAGGCTGCAGTCCAGATTGACCTACTCAACTCACCGGGCGTTGTTAAGCTTGGTGGCGATGCAGCAACTGTTGCTGACCTGGATGAATCAGACGAAGTAACTTATGCTGATTTGTTACGTCTAAGCATTGATCTGGATAATAACCGCACACCTAAAGGCACAACTGTCTCCACTGGTACTCGCTTAATAGATACCAAGACGATAGCTGGCGCACGATATTTGTTTTGCGGTTCAGAGCTACAACCCACGATTGAAGCAATGACTGATTCACACAATAGCCCTGCGTTTATTCCAGTGCAGCACTATGCTGCAGGAACTACCGTATTGCAGAACGAAATTGGTTCTATTGGTTATTTTCGAATCATTATTGTTCTTGATATGCTCAAGTGGGCAGGTGCAGGCGCAGCAGTAACAGCGAGCACGCATTACGAAACGTCAGGCAAGTGTGACGTATTTCCTATGTTAGTTATTGGTGAGGGATCGTTTTCAACGATTGGTTTCCAGACTGACGGCAAAACTGTGAAATTTAAGATTACTCACAAGGAGCCTGGAGAAAAGACTGCGGATCGTAATGATCCCTACGGCGAGACAGGATTTATGAGCATTAAGTGGTACTACGGCTTTTTGCTTCAGCGTCCTGAACGCATAGCTATTATTAAGACAACCGCAGTAATGTAAGTTAGTAAGACCTGAAGGGTACCCTTAACGGGGTATCCTTTTTTACCTTTAGTTAACGGAGAATCCGCAATGACAGATGAGACCACCAGAGATGTAGAAAACCTTTTAGCTTTAAAAGCACAGGCTGATGAACTTGGTATTACTTACCATCCATCAATAGGCGCACCTAAGCTACAAGAAAAAATTACTGATTGGCATAATCATGCTACTGCCAAAGTAGACCAGAATCCCACAGAAGTAGTACTTGCTGAAGCATCAACTACTACTGTAAAAGCAGAAATATCTGTAGATATTTTACGAAGTCGTAAGAAAAAAGAGCAGACAGCACTTAGACGTATTAAATTGACTTGTATGAATCCTATGAAATCTGCCTGGAAAGGTGAGTTAATTACTGTAGGAAATACTCTAACGGGGTCTATTACAAAATATGTGCCGTATAACGAAGTTTGGCACGTACCTCAAATTATGCTCAATGTACTTAAAGATCGTCAGTGCCAGATTTTTCCTGATAAGAAGAGTGGTGTTGTTGTTACTGGTGGGCAAGTAATCCCTGAATTTGCTATTGAAGAGTTAGTTCCCTTAACCGAGGGAGAATTAAAAGACCTCGCTCAACGACAAGCAATGGCTGCTGGTACTGCAGCGTAATAAGGAAGTAAATAATGGCTGAGCCAATTACAACAGATGACTTAACCACTGGAGCATTAGACGGCACTGGTGTATTTGATGAACTGATGAGTTCAGTCAATATTCACTTACAGCAAGAGTACAATGCTCAACGTATTCGTGGTCCTGAATACTCCCAAGTTTATCTAGGAGGGTTACAGTCTGTACTACAACAGTCTATTCAGTTCTTACTTACTAAAGAAAAAGCTGAAAAAGATACTGCCCTGGTAGAAGTACAAACAACGCTTTTACTTGTCCAAATTGATAATGGTGAGAAAGAAGGTTTAATCCTTGACCAAGCTCTAGTTAAGACAGAGCAAGAAATTGTTAATCTAGTTACTCAAAAAGAGTTGATGGATGGTGAAATTGCTAAGACAGCACAAGAAACCATTAACCTTATATCACAAGAGTTATTACTTGTTGCACAAGTAGCTCAAGTTACAGAAGAAATTACTAAGACAGCACAAGAAACCATTAACCTTATATCACAAGAGTTATTGACTAGTGCTCAAGCATCTCAAGTTACAGAAGAAACTCTTAAAGTGATTGAGGAAGTTCTTGGTATAACTCAAAACACTGCTAACGCGGTTATTCAAGCCAGTGTATTACTGGCGCAAGAGTGTAAAT